CTGCTGTAGAAGAAACATCACGTCGTCGTCGCAGTGTATAGGAGATTAAAATGAACTTTAACTTTACCGTAGAAGAAATGAATGGCATCTTAGCTATCTTAGCTAAACAACCGTTTGAGCAAGTAACTAGCATCATTGAGAAAATTCGCCAACAAGCGATGGCTCAAATGCAACCTGCCCCAACGGAAGCCGATAAGGATGCTGAATAGTGATCCTGTGGCTCGATTTTGAGTCACGTAGCCGCTGCGACTTATTAAGTCGCGGCGTCTACAACTACGCTCAGGACGCCAGCACCGATGTGTTGTGCATGTCTTATGCGTTTGATGATGGTGACGTCATTACATGGACGCCTGATCAACCTTTTCCTGACGAGGTGCGACACTTCACCGGTCAAATACGCGCACATAACGCTGCGTTCGAGAGGCTGATATTTTGGTATGTTTTACAAATTAACTTCGATATTACCCAATTCTATTGCACGGCTGCACAAGCCCGTGCGAACTGTGCGCCTGGCTCACTTGAGGACGTAGGTCGCTTCTCAGGCGCTACCATGCGTAAAGACCATCGCGGTAAGCAGCTAATCCGTTTGCTGTCTATACCTCGCGCTGATGGCACATTCAATAACGACCCTACCTTGATGGCTGAGATGATTGCGTATTGTGAGCAGGACGTTAAGGTCATGCGGACTATCTCTAAGGCTATGCGTAACCTGTCTGACGATGAGCTGTTTGACTACCATGTCAACGAGCGCATCAATGACAAGGGCGTGTTATTAGATAGGCCATTGGCCGACTCTGCTGTGCGCTACGCAAGCGTAGAGCTTGAGGAAATAGAGCGCATCGTGACTGATGTGACCAAGGGTGCGATAACGTCTGTACGCTCCCCGCGTATGCGTGAGTGGGTGCAAGAGCGTGTTGGCCCTGAAGCATTAAAGCTAATGACTACAATTAAAGAAGGCGAAACGAAAATGTCTATTGACAAGACCGTTCGCGCCAACTTACTACTACTTGCAGAGGAAAACCCTGATGAAGTACCAAACGAAGTCGCGGACGTTATCCAGTGCGCGGACGATTTATGGGCGTCATCGGTTGCGAAGTTCAACCGACTATCTCAACTTGCTGACGAAGAAGATCACCGCGTCAGGGGCGCCTTTGTCTTTGCCGGCGGTAGCGCGACTGGCCGTGCATCTAGCTATGGGGCGCAAGTACACAACTTTACGCGCAAGTGTGCTAAAGAGCCTGACGAAGTAAGGCAGGCTATGGTGCGTGGTCATGCTATCGTGCCTAAGTATGGTAAACGTGTGACTGACGTGTTAAAAGGCATGTTGCGTCCTGCGCTAATACCGTCACAAGGCAAGTCGCTAGTGGTAGCAGACTGGAACGCAGTAGAGGCCAGGCTAACCCCTTGGCTATCCAATGACAAACGCGCTGAGGAGGTGCTGGATGTATTCAGATCAGGCAGGGACATATATGTACGAGAGGCAGCGGGTATATTTAATGTCTCGGAGAATCAAATCACGTCAGATAAAAGACAGATTGGTAAGGTCGCTATCTTATCTTGCGGCTTCGGTGGTGGAGTTGGTGCTTTTGCCGCTATGGGTCGCAACTACGGTATTATCCTCAACGAATCGGATGCTAAACGCACTGTTGATGCGTGGAGAAGGTCTAATCAATGGGCTGTTAACTATTGGCAAGCGCTAGAGGAAGCCTATACACGGGCGTTGCGTAACAAGGGCAAAGAATTTAGTGCAGGCCGCGTGACATACTTATACGACGGTGTGCATTTATGGTATGCTTTGCCTTCAGGTCGCATACTTTGCTATCCATTTGCAAGGTTAGACCCTGATGGCGTGACTTATGCTAAGGCTTCATGGAAGCCAGCCGCCGATGCTACCGAATGGCCTAGAGCTAGATTATGGAAGGGTCTTGCGTGTGAAAACATTACGCAGGCCGTTGCTAACGATCTACTCCGACATTCATTGAGATTGATTGACGATGTTATTCTTCACGTTCACGACGAGATTGTCGTAGAGACAGATAAACCGGATGAAGTTTTGAAACAAATGAGCGATGTAATGTGTACGCCACCTGACTGGGCTAAGGGATTACCTTTGTCTGTCGAAGCTGGCGTTATGTTGCGTTATGGTAAGTAGATAAAAAAAGACCGCCTTGCAGGGCGGTCTTAACTGGAGTATTGCTATGGATTTCCTCGATTATATCACAAACATTGCGCCCGAAGGCGAAACTATTTTATTGGTAAAGCAAAAGCCTATCCTAGCCGATGGCGCTATCCAATATCATAATGACGGTGCTATGAAGTGTGTTTGGCCTGCCTTTCTACCTGAGCAAGCTAAGATTAAGAAGGCCGATGCTTGGTATGCCAACACCGCCTGCTTTATCATTGACCGCTTTACCGACGGTAAAGTTTCTGCGTCTGCGGCTAATTGTGAGCGCGTAGCGTTCATGGTGCTAGACGACATCGGTACGAAGTCTAAAGTGCCACCGCTTGAGCCTACGTGGATTATCGAAACGTCACCGGACAATTACCAATGGGGCTACACCTTTGCCCTTGATGACCAACCTTTAAAGGGAGATTTTAGTGCTGCGATTAAAGCAATTGCTGACGCTGGCTACACAGATGGCGGTGCAATTAACCCTGTTCGTAACTTTCGTGTGCCTGGCAGCGTCAATCTTAAGCCTGGTCGTGATAGCTTTGCATCGCGCCTTGTAGAATTACACCCTGAACGTGAGTTCAGTCTGCCTCAAATATGTGTAGCGTTAGACGTTACACCTGCACCGGCTGACACCGCTACGCACACATCAATCCGTCTTAAAGACGATGGCGGTGATGACGTGCTTAGTTGGATGAGCAGTAACGGTATGATTATCACGCCTAAGAACGGCGAGGGCTGGGTAGGCGTTGTCTGTCCTAATAGCATTAGCCATAGCGATGGCAACCCTGAAGCTAGATACAAACCCCTAGACCGTTCATTCTGCTGTTACCATGAGCATTGCCAAGAGCTAGACAGCAAGACCTTCTTATCATGGGTTGCCGATAACGGTGGCCCTAAGCATACTCACGGGCTTCGTGAAGAACTACTGGCGGATGTTATGGAAACGGCCTTATCAAAAATTCAACCCTCTGAGATGTTTACGCACGATGCAGACGACATCATCGCCGAGGTAGAGCGCAAAGAGCTAGGCCGTATAGAGAAGGCAGACTGGTATAAACGCTTTGCCTATATACAAGAGGACGACGCCTACTTTGATTTGCAAGATCGTAGAGAGGTGAGCCGTTCTACCTTTAATGCCTTGTTCCGTCATATTGATTGCCGTTCTATCCACACCGCAGCGCGAGTGTTGCCGGCTGTGTCCTATGACGAGAACCGTCAAACTATGGGTGCTAAGGCCCTAGTGGGTATCACCTACGCGGCTGGCGAAACCGTGCTTGTGTCCCGTGATGGTGAAATATACGGTAATCGCTGGCGCAATGCGCGGCCTGAGAACCTAGTGGCTGGCGATATAACCCCGTGGCTAGAGCATGCGAGGACGCTTATACCTAACGAGGACGAGCTAGAGCATATATTTGATGTTATGGCTTATAAGGTGCAGCACCCTGAGATTAAGATAAACCATGCTGTTTTACATGGCGGCGACGAGGGTAGCGGTAAAGATACATTTTGGGCGCCGTTCCTATGGGCTGTCTGTGGCGATAACTTACGCAACCGTGGCATTATGGATAACAACAGCGTGAACTCGCAATGGGGTTATCAATTAGAGAGTGAAATTTTAATCATCAACGAACTAAAAGAACCTGACGCGGCAGCGCGTAGGCAGTTGGCCAACCAGTTGAAACCTATCATAGCCGCGCCGCCTGAGATGTTGCCTATCAACCGCAAGGGCTTGCACCCCTATATGATGTTAAACCGTGTTTTCGTTCTAGCGTTCTCGAATGACCCTGTGCCTATAAGCCTCGCTTCACAGGATAGGCGCTGGTTCTGCGTATGGAGCCAAGCCCCGCGCATGGAGCCTAGCGAGGCCGCGAAACTATGGCGCTGGTATAAGGCCGGTGGCTTTAGTGCTTGTGCTTCGTGGCTTATGCTTCGTGATGTTAGCAAGTTTAACCCTAGCGCCGCGCCTATGTGGACTGAGTTTAAATCTAACCTGGTTGAACATGGCATGAGTATGGCCGAGTCATTCTTGGTTGAGCAGATGCGAGAGCGTATAGGCGAGTTTAGCAAAGGCGTCATTGGCAGCCCATTCCATTCTATATGTGATAGGCTGGCCGGATCTGCTCCCTTAGGTGTTAAAGTGCCGCAGGCTGCTTTATTGCATGCGCTAAAAGAAGCCGGCTGGATTGATTGTGGCCGTTTAGCCAGCGCCGAGTATATGAATAAAAAGCACATATTCTGCGCTCCAGGCTTTGCTAATTATAGCAAGTCGGATCTGCGGCGCATGGTTGAAGTAAACGATCCGCCTAAGATGGTGGTTGTGAAATAGTTTATTTAGTGTTGCATATATAAACTAATAGTTTATTAGCATGTAATAAATTAAACTTTATTACATGCTAGACAAAAGAAAAACGGCCTTAGGGCCGTTTTCTTTTTTGGTTGATGGGATTGTGTCAAATATCTAATATGATCGCTATAAGCGCCGCGATTAAGGCCGCAATTGCTATTAGCATATTATTTAAACGAGTGTAAATCGATAAGCGCTTCATAATCATCGTTTAGCTTGTCATAACGATCAATTAGCGCCGTATGATCAGCGCGTAAGCGCTCCAGCGCTTTATCCAGCGCGGCATATTCTACCGGCAGATCATGATAATCTAATACTTCATGCAGCCGGCCAAGCGCTTCACTATCAGCGCTGGTAATTTCAACATAGTCCAGCACTTCGCGCAGCAATTCATTATCCTGGCGTGATAATTCTATCTGTAAACGATCTTTTAAATTCATTTTAAATGCTCCAATTCAGTCGCTAATTCTGAAGGCGTCATATTCTCAAAACCTTTAAAACCATAGCGCAATAGATCGTGTAAGAATTCATCATTGAAAGCGCTATCGTTATAGCAAAGTTTCATGTTCATATCGATTAGCTTGTTTATTAATTTGTCATTGTTCATGTTATACACTCCAAAAAATTAGCGCCGGGCTTGTGGGCCTGGCGCTGGTTGTTATTATGCTGCGGCTTGCATAGGCACTGGCAATTCGATCCAGGCCGGGCGGCTTAGGTTTTTATGCAGATCATGGCGCAAGGGCATAATGACGCCAATTGCATTTTCGTTATCAAATCGCACTAAAGCGCTCATGCCTGGGCCATTCTGTAATACGCTGGCCTTGCCGCCATCAATCAATGCGCCTATTTTGTCAAAATCTACTAAATAGGTATTGTTAAAATCATTACCTTGTATGCCGCTTACGCTATTAGGTATGACGCGGCGATAATCCGGAAAAACTCCGTCGGTAATTGATCCGCTGATAGACTGGCCGGCGCTGGCAAGCGTAACATTACCGGCGTCTATTGTTATTTCAATGTATACGGATTTAGTTTTAACGGCGGCTTCAATCAATGCACGCGGGATTAAGTTTTTAATGCCTGGCGCATTTTCTGCTGGCAAGTTTACACATAATAAACGATGGCCATCGGTCGCGGCTGCGATCATGCCATTGGCGCTTGATTCAAAGTGCACTCCGTTTAGATAATAGCGCACGTCATTTTTAGCAGCGCATAATAGCAGCGCTTTTAATTCATTGGTTTTAATTGTGAATTGCATTTGATTCCCTTTACAATTAGCCGGCTAAAATTAGCCCGTTAACCTTCGCGCCAGGCAAAGGCTAACAGATAATTCTATGCTGCAATATTTTCGTTTTCTGCTATATGGTCGCGGATCATGTGATCTGCTATTTCATACCAATTAACTTCAGATAAAAAAGCCAGCGCATAATCACGGGATAAACCTTCAGGCGTATCAATGAAAATTAAATCTTCGGCATACGCTTCCAAATCTTTCGATAAATCATAAGTAATGGCTGGCAAATCTTGCTTGCTATCATCATCCCACCATAAGATAGTAAAAGTTTCGTTTAAATCAATGCCATCAAATAATTCTAAGTTTACGCGCCAGGTTGCATAATTGGCCCAGCCATTGTATTTAGTATCAGTCATTTTTAATTCTCCCTATTAATAAGCTAAACAGATATAACTGCCGGCTGGCATGCGCTTAAAATCCCAGCGCTTTTTAAACTGTGCTAATGCTACTTTTTTACTGGTTGCATACTCGTCAACACAATACGCAAAACCCGAAGCCCAAATGTGGTAATGATTCATTTTTTACACTCCCTTAAATTGTTGCAATAAAGATTAAAGATAAAAGAATAATGGCGAATGATACGGCGCCGAGTATTTCAACGGCGCTTGTCTTTTCTGCTGCTGGTTTATGGTTTTTATAATCGTGCATGATCATACGTTTATCGCCTTTGCAAAATTAGGTTTTTCGCCGTTAAAATAAGCAATTCTAAAAGAGTGCCAGCCCATGGCTGCTGCTGCTTTTTTCACGCCTTCAATATCAAGGTTTACATTACATGCAATTAAAGTTTCCATGTAATCCCGGCTTTCGCCTTTTTCTAGTGCATATATTAAAGTTTCCATGATTAATCCCCTTAAATTTTAAAGCAGCTGTAAACAATTAAAGCTGCGCCAATTAAAACTAAAACATAAAAAGAATAGATAACAATCATTTTTAAGGCCTTTTCACATAATCGCGCTAAATCCAGCGCATGAATGAATAATACACCAATAAAATAGATTGTCAAACAATTCTTTACACTATTTGACGTTATTGGCATTTTATTGTCATGGATTGGCAATAGATTGGCAATAGATTGGCAATTGTGGCGGATCGTGCAAAGGCACATGGCAAGCGAGTCTTAAAGGTTTATTGGCAATATTGTCATTTATTTATACTTATACTTAGAAAAGTATATATATAAGGTATGCAGACACGAAAGGCGCAAACGTATACGACTTAAATTGCCATGACAATATGGCAATATGACCAATCTTTTTGTTTCCAGCTTTTTTCCCTTTGCATAATTCCAGCACTTAAAACCAAATGACAATATTGCCAATGTTTTCTAAATGACAATATTGCCAATGTTTTCTAAATGACAATATTGCCAATAAGCGCCTGGCCAGCTGCAAGTAAAAAGCGCATGGCAATATGGCAATAATGCCAATGCAGACTGCAGACTGCAGACTGCGATCAGCTGCGCGCCCACTAGCCCGCCAGCCTGTAAGACATTTATTTACAGCCTGTTAGCCTGGCAGCTGGGAACTGTTTGCATTTTGCTGGGGGGGGGTAGGGCCTTGGGGGAAGGGCCTTCGTGGACGATGGTGTCAGAAGAAATTTTTATTTTTTAATGCAAATAGCAGATTGCCCACCTGCCCACTAGCAATCTGCCCACCTGCCCACTAGCCACATAGAATCATGGTTATCTGTATATACAATGTATATACAAAAGCTGAGAATGTGTACACGTACACCTCAATGTGTACACTCAATCGACTTAAGGAGATCTACCATGTGGACAACACCAGCAGCTACAGAAATGCGTTTCGGTTTTGAAGTAACAATGTACGTAATGAACAAGTAACATATAAGTTACTATGTTCGTAATGTATAATAGTTGCGACTTTTATTCAAAGTCGTACAATAAAGTCTATACAATTGTTTAAACAAGGTGCGGTTAAGCCGACATTAGAGGATGTAGTAAGTAACGAGTTTTTCGGCTTTCTGCGTTACATGTAACAACTACCAAATCTACGCCCTTGACACCACGCATGTAAACAAATACTATGCGCTAATGACATTCCTATCGATACCTTTTACGCCACGCGAGGTAAAAGCCACCGAATCGCGTTTACAGAAAATATACGACGCAGCCAAGCTGGGTCTGAAGAATGACTCTTTGGCCCTCGCTGCGGGCATGTTGCCGTCCGAGTACCGGCAACTGTGCCAGCTAGACCCCGTAGCGGAGATGGCGGCGCAGAAAGGTAAAGCAGACGGTGAGCTGGAGATGGCCCAGGTGCTGATCGCCTCCGCTAAAGAAGGCGACGCTAAGTCAGCACTGGCTGTGTTGCAGCATGCACACGCATGGACAGCCAAGACTGAGATCAGTGTGGATGTGTACCAAAAGATAAGTATCACTCAGGCGTTAGCCGAGGCTCAATCACGTATCATTGAAGGCACCGTCGTAGACACCCAATAATGCAACTACCTATATATAGCTCGGACGAAGAACAACTCCTCATGTCACGGCTGTGGGATCCGCGTGTTGCGGACGACCCTGAAGCGTTCGTGCTGTTCGCGTTCCCGTGGGGCCAAGCCAACACGCCACTGGCTAAGTTCAAAGGGCCACGTCAGTGGCAGCGCGAGGTGCTACGCACAATCGGTAAGCACATCAAGGACAACCAAGGACAGGTCGACATGTCGACACTGCGTGAGGCGGTCTCAAGCGGACGGGGTATTGGTAAGTCGGCCCTCGTTAGCTGGCTTATAATGTGGATGTTAACCACAAGGATCGGCTCAAGTGTTGTCGTCAGCGCCAACAGTGAGTCACAACTGCGGTCAGTCACCTGGGGTGAGCTGACTAAGTGGCAGGCCATGATAATAAACTCACACTGGTGGGAGATCAGCGCGACCAAGCTGGTGCCAGCCAAATGGGTATGCGAGCTAGTGGAGCGTGACTTGAAAAAAGGTACGCGGTACTGGGCGGCAGAAGGTAAGCTGTGGAGTGAAGAGAATCCTGACAGTTACGCCGGTGTCCACAACCATGACGGCATGATGTTGATATTTGACGAGGCCAGCGGTATACCGGACACGATATGGTCAGTGGGGGCGGGCTTCTTTACAGAGAACATATTAGACCGGTATTGGTTCGCGTTCAGCAACCCGCGTCGCAACCAAGGCTACTTCTTTGAGTGCTTTAACTCTAAACGGGACTTTTGGCATGGCAGACAAATTGATGCGCGGCAGGTCGAGGACACGGATAAAGCGGTATATGAACAGATTATTGCCGAGTATGGTGAGGACAGTAGCCAGGCGAGGGTCGAGGTTTACGGTGAGTTTCCATCGTCAGGCGAAGACCAGTTTATCAGCCCGACACTCGTTGAGGACGCGTTCAAACGTGAGAGATATAAGGATACGTCTGCGCCTATCGTTATCGGGGTGGATCCAGCACGCGGGGGCGCAGACAGCACGGTCATCGTTGTCCGTCAAGGGCGGGATATCGTTGCTATTAAGCGCTATCAGGGCGAAGATACAATGACTGTCGTAGGTCGGGTGATTGAGGCCATAGAAGAATACAAACCAGTGATGACCGTCATCGACGAGGGCGGCCTAGGGTATGGCATATTGGACAGGCTAACCGAGCAACGGTACAAGGTGCGCGGTGTGAACTTCGGGTCACGGGCTAAGAACTCGATAATGTGGGGCAACAAGCGGGCCGAGATGTGGGGCGCGATGCGGGAGTGGCTACGCAGCGCCAGCATACCGGAGGATAGAAAATTAAAATCGGACTTGACAGGCCCGATGAAAAAGCCTAACAGCAGCGGGACAATATTCTTAGAAGGTAAGAAAGAGATGAAGGCCAGGGGCATGGCAAGTCCGGACGCAGCAGACGCGTTATGCGTGACATTTGCGTTCCCTGTAGCCCATCGTGAATATGTTGACAAAGCTCCCCGTAAGTCGTATGCTACTGGTAGCGGAGCATCAAGCTCTTGGATGGGGAGTTAGCTATGCCATTAAAAAAATCACCTAGTAAAGAGGCCTTTCGTGCTAATGTTAAGGCTGAGATAGATGCTGGTAAAAAACCAGCGCAAGCTGTGGCCATCGCCTACAGTGTAAAACGTGAATCAACTAAAAAAGGCAAAAAATGAAATTAAAACCTTTCGGTGAACGCATTGTAGTAAAGCAAAAAGAAGAAGAACTAACAACGGCCAGTGGCATTGTACTGGCCAAGCAAGCTGAGAAGAAGTTTGAAGGTGTGATTGTTGCAGCAGGCCAAGGCGCTATATTAGATAATGGCTCGGTCAGAGCGATGACAGTTAAAGTAGGTGACACAATACTGTTCGGTGAGTATTCAGGACAGAAGTTTAAATACGAAGACGAAGACTATCTTCTTATGAACGAAAAAGACGTGATCGGAATATTAAATGAATGATGACATGACCACCGTTGGGGTTGTCGCAGAAGGCGCTAATAAGCCTAACGACAAAAAAGACATGCTTGCAACGATGCGAAGCCGCTTTACTATGGCGGTTTCTGCGTATTCAGAGAGCCGTGAAGACGAGCTTGATGACTTACGTTTCGAGGCAGGCTCCCCCGACAATCAGTGGCAATGGCCTGCGGACGTACTGGCTACCCGTGGCTCAGTTCAAGGTCAAACCATCAACGCGCGTCCTTGCTTAACAATCAATAAGTTACCGCAACATGTTCATCAAGTTACTAATGAACAACGCCAAAATCGACCTTCGGTGAAGGTAATCCCTGTGGATGATAACGCTGACGTAGAGGTCGCGGAGATATTTGAGGGTGTAATTAGGCATATTGAATATATTTCAGATGCAGATGTCGCATACGACACAGCATGTGAAAACCAAGTCACCTACGGTGAAGGCTACATCCGTGTACTCACTAAATATTGCGACGACAATTCATTTGACCAAGATCTATACATTGGCCGCATCCGCAATTCCTTTAGCGTTTATATGGATCCTACAATACAAGACCCATGCGGCAGCGATGCCGAGTGGTGTTTTGTCACAGAAGACATGACGAAGGCAGAATACGAGCGTCAGTTCCCTGATGCCGCGCCAATATCGTCCATGATGCAGCAAGGTGTGGGCGACTCCTCACTAAGTCAGTGGTTGACTGAGAACACAGTGCGTGTTGCTGAGTATTTTTACTTTGATCATACGCCAACCAAGCTAAATCTATACCAAGGCAACATGAGCGCGGTAGAAGGTAGCCGTGAAGACAAAGAATTGAAGGCTTTAGGCTTAAAACCGCTTAAATCACGCATGGCAGACGTTAAAAAAGTCAAATGGCTTAAAACTAACGGCTTTGAAGTGCTAGAAGAACAAGAATGGGCAGGTAAATTTATACCTGTTATCCGTGTTGTAGGTAACGAATACGAAGTTGATGGCCGATTATACGTGTCAGGCTTGATCCGTAACGCAAAAGACGCACAACGTATGTACAACTATTGGGTTTCACAAGAAGCCGAGATGTTGGCATTGGCTCCAAAAGCGCCATTCATAGGTTACGGCGGTCAATTTGAGGGCTACGAGACACAATGGAAGACAGCCAACACGACCAACTGGCCGTATTTGGAGGTTAACCCTGACGTTACAGACGGCAACGGTGCTATATTGCCTTTACCGCAACGCGCTCAACCGCCTATGGCGTCTAGCGGTCTATTACAGGCTAAAGCTGGTGCATCTGACGATATTAAGTCCTCAACTGGCCAATACGACTCCAGTTTAGGTGCTACAAGTAACGAACGCTCAGGCCGCGCCATCTTAGCGCGGGAAAAACAAGGCGACACGGGTACTTACCACTACGTTGACAATTTAGCCCGTGCTATACGTCACTGTGGACGTCAATTAGTTGACATGATACCTAAAATTTACGATACAGAGCGTATTGCTCGCATTATTGGCGTAGATGGCGAAGTAAAACGGGCTAAAATTAACCCATCACAAGCCGAGCCAGTGAAGAAAATAGTGGACGAAACAGGCGTTGTGATTGAAAAAATCTACAATCCTAGCGTTGGTAAGTACGATGTGTGCGTATCAACTGGCCCAAGCTACATGACTAAACGTCAAGAGTCATTAGACGCTATGAGCCAATTGTTGCAAGGCAACCCACAACTATGGGCTGTGGCAGGCGATTTATTTGTTAAAAACATGGACTGGCCTGGCGCACAAGAGATGGCTAAACGCTTTGCTAAGACTATCGATCCTAAACTACTAAGCGATGCCGATGAAGACCCAGCATTGCAAGCAGCACAGCAACAACTCGAAGCTATGGGCCAAGAGCTAGACCAATTGCACGGTATGTTGCAAAACGTCAGCAAGTCTATGGAAGCGCAAGAGATGGCTATTAAAGAACAAGAGGCTAACATTAAAGCATACGACGCTGAGACTAAACGTATCAGCGCAGTGCAGGCAGGCATGACGCCGGAGCAAATCCAAGACATCGTTATGGGTACAGTTCACGGCATGATGGACAGCGGTGACTTAATTGGCGAGATGCCAGGCAGAGAAATGCCTGACGAAACAATGGAACAGCCTGAAGGTATGATGCCTGAAGAACAAATGCAACCTGAACAACCAATGATGCCACCCGAAGGAATACAACAATGAAAGCCTGTGACTTTGTAGGAATACTATTTTTAGCTAGAGACGTGACGCACTCCGTCCACTTAAACACTAGAAGCTACTCTAAGCATAAGGCTTTGCAAAAGTTTTATGAAAGTATAATTGAGTTAGCAGACAACTTTGCTGAAGCCTACCAAGGCCGTCACGGTTTGATGGGGCCTATATCGCTTCAATCTGCTAAAAAGACTACAAACGTAATTGACTTCTTACAAAATCAATTAGAAGAAATAGAAGCTGATCGCTATAAAGTGTGCGATGAATCAGATTCTGCTATACAGAATTTGATTGATGAAGTAATAGCGCTATACCTATCTACCTTGTATAAATTAAGGTTCTTAGCATGACAATAGCTGTTACCCATTCAACAGTAGCTGATGATAGCTTTAGTGCTACAGGCGCGGCTGCGTGGGAAGCAAATCATACGCTGTCAGGCGTAGGGACAATGGCGGAACAAAATGCCAATAATGTTGCTATTACAGGTGGCGCTATTGATGGCACTACAATAGGTGCAACAACACCAAGCAGCAGCAAGTTTACTACTGCGCTAGTGGGTACTAACGCTAATTTCACAGACTTCCCTAACGCTCAAGCTGTATTCAGTCAAGCTAACACAGGCAGCGCACATATCTACAACATAGGGGTTGCTGGCGAAGGTGTAGCTACTGATGTGGTTGGTGCTGGTCAATGGGGTGTTGGTGTATACGGCACAGGTGCTACAGCAGGCGCTACAAGAGGTATAGGTATAGTAGGCGATGGCCATGTAGGCAACACGGCAGACACAGCGGCAGCTATCGGCGTTCGCGGGTACGCTACTAATACCCACGCGGGCGGTCAAAACATTGGGCTGTATTCACAAGCTACAGGCGGTGCGTCTAACTACTCATTGTTTATGGCAAGCGGTAACATCTACTCTGCGGTTACGCAAACATGGGCCGTACCGGATAATGAAACATCTGCGTTAAGCATAGATACTACAGGCAAAGCTGGCATCTTAAAAATTGTCACAACAAATGCGGCTGAAAAAGTCACTATGTCGGGTGGATTGGATGTAACAGGCACCACTACACTAGCTACATCATTGAGTGGTCTAGCTAAACTTACATCGGGTGTGGTATCTGCTGCAACAAGTGGCACAGATTACGCTCCAGCTACATCAGGCACATCTATCCTATACGGTAATGGCTCTGGTGGCTTTAGCAATGTAACAATAGGCACAGGCGTAACATTTGCTGGGGGCACACTATCTGCTACAGGTTCAGGCGGTACAGTAACTAGCGTAGCAGCCACAGCAGGAACTGGCATTAGCGTAACTGGTAGCCCTATAACATCTAGTGGCACACTTACTATAACAAACACTGCTCCTGACCAAACTGTAGCGATTACAGGTGCTGGCGGTGCAGTAGTGACAGGCGCATACCCTAACTTCACTATCACGACACCTAGTGGCACAGTGACTAGCGTAACAGGTACAGCTCCTGTCGCGTCAAGTGGGGGTGCCACACCTGCTATTAGTATTAGCCAAGCTACTACAAGCACAGACGGTTATTTGTCTAGCACAGATTGGAATACATTTAATAACAAGCAGCCAGCAGGTAGTTATTTAACGATCGTTACTGCAAGCACACCTTTGTCGGGGTCAGGAACGGTTGGTAGCCCAATAGTAATTTCACAAGCTACAACAAGCACCAACGGTTACTTAAGCTCTACAGATTGGAATACCTTTAATGGTAAGGGTAGCGGTACGGTTACTAGCGTAGGTGGTACTGGCACAGTCAATGGCATTACGCTAACAGGTACAGTCACTAGCACAGGTAGTTTAACCTTAGGCGGCACATTAGATCTTTCAGCGCCCCCTGCTATAGGAGGCACAACGCCTAATACGGGTAAATTTACTACATTAACTGCTACATCCGGAATATCAGGAGGTGCGTTTTAATGGGTAATTTTTTTGGCGGACAATTTTTTGCAGGTGGGTTTTTTGGTAGTATTATTACAGCAGGTCAACAATTATGGGTCGAAATTCGATCCTTTACACAAAGTAGGAGAATTTAGATGGCAACAACTTTAAAAGCAATTACCTCGCGCTTAGGGTATCAGCAAATTACCTCATTAAGCGCGGCTACAAATTTAACCGTGCCAACTAAAAACCTAAGTGGTTTAGCTGGTACTCCATCCATCGCATTAATTACCCCTGAAGGTCAAGCTGTACGCTGGCGTGATGATGGCGTAGATCCAACTGCATCTGTGGGTATGCCTCTTGCAGTAGGCGTTACATTGCAATATGATGGTGACTTAACACAAATTAAATTTATTGAGCAAACTAGTGGCGCTAAGATAAATATTAGCTATTACGCGTAAGGAATCAAAATGAACATTACTAATGACAATACCGGAAGCCCTGATTTCGTAGGCTATTTTACTAAACAGTTTTTAACTGATTTAGGTAGAATGGCTGAACTTAGAGACGAATTGGCTAAACGCCAAGGCGCATTAACCGCCGTTGAAGACGCAATTAAGGTTAAATCTAAAGCAGACTCTTATGCGTTGACTAAACAAGCTGAAATAGATGGCTTGTTAGACGCCGCTAAAGTATCTAAAGCTGAAGCTGAAAGTTTAGCCGCTAAACTTAAAGCAGACGCTAAGGCTTTTGAAGCTAAAGTTACAGCCGCTGAAGCCGCATTAGACACACGCGAAAAAGACCTTGCTGCCAAAGAGAAAAAAGTAGACGCTAACCAAGCGGCAGTTGAGCGCCGTTCTAGCGAAATTAACGCAGCAAACGATAAACTACAAGCAGATTCAGCCGCATTAGAATTACGCGTAAAAGCGTTTCAAGCTAAAGTGGCAGCAATAAACGTATAATAAAAAATGTACTGGTGCATTTCACCAGGGTTTCTAAGGAAACAAAATGAGTGAAAACCAAGAAGTAGAAGTATTAGCGGAAGTACCCGCGCCAGTAGAAGAAGTTACGACAGCTCCTGAAACTGTAGCAAATGAAGTAGAAGTGTCGGAAGAAAAGCCAGCAGAAGCAAGCAAGACATTCTCGCAAGAGGAACTTGATGCTGCGATTGGCAAACGCTTGGCAAGAGAACAACGTAAATGGGAAAGAGAACGTGCTGCACAGGCTTCAACCCCTGCGACGCCTAGAGACCTTCCTGCGCCTGAGCAATTTGATACAGTAGAAGCATACGCCGAAGCATTGGCAGTGCAGAAAGCTGAACAACTGCTTGAGCAAAGAGATCGTCAAAAGCAACAGCGTGAAATCATTGAGTCTTACCACGATAGAGAAGAAGAAGCACGAGCTAAGTATGATGACTTCGAGCAAGTTGCATATAACCCCAGCGTTCCGATTACTGACGTGATGGCCCAATCCATTCAGGCATCTGATGTTGGCCCCGAACTGGCTTATTACCTAGGGACTAATATTAAAGAAGCTGACCGGATTGCTCAGTTACCGCCAATCTTACAAGCTAAAGAAATTGGCCGTCTTGAAGCAAAAATCGCTAACGAGCCGGTAATTAAGAAAACAACTAGCGCACCTGCGCCTATTTCGCCTGTCACGGCTAAAGGTAACGGTTCACCAGCGTACGACACGACTGACCCTAGGTCAATGAAGTCAATGTCAACGTCTGATTGGATTGCTGCCGAAAGAGCTAGACAAGCTAAGGCATGGGAAGCGAAAAGAAACCGCTAACTTTTAATAAGGAAATATCATGTCAAACTCAATCTTAACCATTGATATGATCACTCGTAAAGCCCTAGAAATCCTAGAGAATAACCTTGTGATCACACGTAACGTAAATCGTCAATACGACGATTCTTTTGCCGTTGAAGGCGCTAAAATTGGTTCTACATTGCGTATCCGTTTACCGGATCGTGCTTTAGTAACTGACGGCGCGGCTTTACAAGTGCAAGATGACAACGAACAATACACAACATTGTCTGTTGCTTCACAAAAACACATTGGCGTTAACTTCACATCTGCTGAATTAACAATGCAATTAGACGATTTTGCAGAACGTGTATTGAAACCACGTATCTCACAATTGGCTTCTAGCGTTGATGCAGACGTTGCTAATGCTTACAAATCAATCTACAACTCAGTAGGTACTCCAGGCACTACACCTGCTACTTCATTAGTATTGTTGCAAGCTCAACAAAAACTAAACGAAGGCGCTGCTGTTATGTCTCCACGTTACGCAACTGTTAACCCAGCTGCCAACGCGGGCCTAGTTGAAGGTATGAAAGGTTTGTTCAACCCAACTGACACTGTTTCACGTCAATTCCGTAACGGTATGATGGGCATGGGCGTATTAGGCTTCGAAGAAGTTAATATGTCTCAATCTATCAAACAACACACCACTGGTACACGTTCTACTAGCGATACTATCTTAGTAAATGGCACAATCACTACTGAAGGCCAATCTACTATCAGCATCGATGGCGGTACAGGTTCAGCTACAGTTACTGTAGGTGATGTGTTCACTGTTGCTAACGTGTACGCAGTTAACCCACAAACTCGTGAGTCAACTGGTTCATTACAACAATTCACTGTAACTGCTGCTAACACTGCTTCAGGTGGCGCTTGGACTAACATCGCTGTTTCACCAGCTATGTACACTCCAAACAATGCTTTGGCAACTATCAGTGCTTTCCCACAAGACGGCGCAGCTATCACCTTTGTTGGTGCAGCTTCTTCTCAATACGCTCAAAACTTGGTATACCACAAAGATGCAATCACTTTCGCGACTGCTGACTTGTTATTACCACAAGGTGTTGATATGGCTTCACGTCAAGTACACAACGGTATCTCTCTACGTGTAGTCCGTCAGTACGACATCAACAACGACCGCTTACCTTGCCGTATTGACGTTCTATATGGCTATAGCGCAGTTCGTCCACAAATGGCTGCCCGTATTTGGGGTTAGTCTAGGTAATCCCCGCTTCGGCGGGGGTTTCGCAATTAATTAAGAAAAGGAAATTATCATGGCTCTAGCAAATGGTGCAGGCGGTTATCAAGTTGGTGACGGTAACTTAAGCGAAGTAATTTTAGGTACTCAAACGGCTCCAGTAGCTAAAACAGCAGCGGCTACATTCACTGCGGCTGAATTAGCAACTGGTCTTATTACTTACACTGGTGCGGCAGTAAACTTAACAGTTCCACTAGGTACTGATTTAGATTCTGCTTTCACAAGCATGAAAGTAAATAGCTCTTTTGATTTTTCAATCATCAATATCGGCGGCACTAACGCTGGTACTGTAACTGCTAACACAGGCTGTACATTAGTAGGTGTTGCTGCTGTTGCTGCAAACTCTGCTTGTATTTGGCGTGTTCGCAAAACAGGCGATGCTACTTACGTGTTCTATCGTATAGCAGGTTAATGAAATACCTCCGCCCTTCGGGGCGGATTTTTAAAAGGATATAATCATGGCAAATACAAAAGCTACAGGCGTTGCGTATTTAGATCCAGGCTTTGATACTGTGCAATATAAGCTATATACAGTTGCTACCCTTCCTACCGCGGCTACAGCTATTGCTGGCACACGCGCGGTGGTTAGTGACTCTAATGCTGCTTACACTGCCGGTATCGGTGCTGCTGTTGCTACTGGCGGTTCTTATGTTGTTCCAGTATTCTGTAACGGTACTGCTTGGCTAATAGGCTAAAATATAGGGGGCCTAGGCTCCCTATTTAATTAACGGAAAAAACATGCCCACCATATATTTAAGACACCCCGTTCATGGTACTAAAGTAGCTACTATGATTGAGGAAGCTGAAGCTGATGCACAAAACGGATGGATAGAGTATAATCCTGATACGCCAATTAAAACTGAAGCTAAGGCTGAAGTTAAAGTTGAAGCGGCTCCCGTCAATACGCTGGATGTCAAACGACGTAGAAAAGAATAAGGAGCCGTAATATGGCCACTACCGCAGGCGATCAAATTAATGGAGCGTTACGATTACTTGGCATTTTAGCCGAAGGCGAAACTCCATCTGCCGCAACCTCACAAGACGCTCTATCCGCGCTAAATCAAATGATTGATAGCTGGAATACTGAGCGTTTATCCGTATTCTCTACCCAAGACCAAATTGTGACTTGGATACCTAACACTAAAACACATACTTTAGGGCCGTCAGGCGACACTATAGGCAACCGTCCTATCTTAGTAGACGACGCGTCATACTTCCGTGACCCATCAAGCGGTATATCATTCGGCATTAAATTAATCAATCAACAACAATATGATGGTATTGCTGTTAAGACCGTGACATCTACTTATCCACAGGTCATGTGGGTAAACATGGATTACCCTAACATTACTATGACAGTGTACCCAGTGCCAACCAAAGTGTTGGAGTTCCACATTGTATCTGTTCAAGAGTTAACTGCACCTGCTACTTTGGCCACTAACCTTGCGTTCCCCCCAGGCTATCTACGTGCGTTTAAATACAATCTAGCCTGTGAGATTGCACCTGAGTTTGGCGTAGAGCCTTCTCCTACTGTGCAACGAATTGCTATGACAGCTAAACGTGACTTGAAACGTATTAATAATCCTGACGACATTATGTCCATGCCTTATAGCATTGTGGCTACGCGTCAACGCTTTAATATCTTTGCGGGTAACTATTAATGAAAACGCCTATCCTTGGACAATCTTATGTAGCTCGTTCAATTAACGCTGCGGACAACCGCATGGTTAACTTGTTTCCTGAGCAGACGCCTGAGAACGGTCTTGAGATAGGCTACCTTAATCGTGCGCCAGGCTTAACTAAGCTAGTCACCATAGGCACAGGGCCTATTCGTGGGCTATGGGCGCATCAAACCAATGGCACCGATGCGTATTGCGTATCAGGCACAGGTTTTTATCGCATCAATACCGACTACACTTACGAATACATAGGTGAAGTAGAAGGTTCAGGCCCAGTAACATTTGCTGATAACGGTACGCAAATATTTATTGCAGCTAACCCTAAAGGGTACATATACAATGAAGTTACAGATGTATTTGCTGAAATTACTGACCTTGACTTTACTGGCGCTGGAACTGTAACGTATCTTGACGGCTATTTCGTCTACAACGAGCCTGACAGCCAAAAAATATGGATTACCCAGCTATTAGATGGTACATCCGTAGATCCGCTAGACTTTGCTAGTGCTGAAGGTTCACCTGACGGCGTTGTAGCCGTTAACTCTATCCACCGTGAGCTATGGGTATTCGGTACAGACACGACAGAGGTTTGGTATGACTCCGGTGCTACCGATTTTCCTCTGATACCAATCCAAGGTGCGTTTAACGAGACAGGCTGTATCGCACCTTATTCTGTAGCAAAGCTAGATAACTCATTGTTTTGGTTAGGCAACGACCCACGGGGGTTCGGTGTTATTTACAGGTCTAACGGCTACGCATCCCAACGCGTGTCAACACATGCTATCGAATACGCTATCCAAGGCTACACCGACATATCAGACGCTGTGGCTTACACATACCAACAAGAAGGTCATGCGTTCTACGTTATATCGTTCCCTACTGGCAATGCCACATGGGTATACGATGTTGCTACTGGCGCGTGGCATGAACGTGCTTACTTAACTAACGGTGAGTTTACACGTCACCGTTCAAATTGTCAGTGCAACTTCCAATCTACCACACTTGTAGGCGACTACCAAAATGGCAACATCTACAAGTTTGATTTAGACGTCTATGCCGATAACGGCGCAACGCAGAAGTGGTTACGCTCATGGAGAGCGCTACCTAGCGGTCAAAACAACTTACGACGCACAGCGCAACACAGTCTGCAATTAGAGTCTGAGTCAGGCGTGGGTCTTGTTGTTGGTCAAGGTAACGACCCCCAGGCCATGCTACGTTGGTCTGACGATGGCGGTCACACTTGGTCTAATGAACATTGGAAGTCTATGGGGGCGATAGGTCAATACGGCTATCGTACTATTTGGCGGCGTCTAGGCATGACACAAAAGCTACGTGACCGCGTGTATGAGGTATCAGGGACTGACCCAGTTAAAATAGCAATTATGGGCGCTGAGTTACTTATCAGCGGAACTAATGCTTAACTATACCCGTATTCCGGCACCTAGGGTTACGCTTGTCGATCCACAGACAGGCATTGTGTCGAATGAATGGTTTAGGTTTTTTAATAACCTGTTTACCATAGCGTATTCAAGCACAGGGTCTGTTACGGCAGGCACGTACGGCTCTGCATCTGTAGTGCCTCAAATAACCGTAGATGAGTTTGGCGGTATAACAGGTATACAAAATGTAACCATTGCAATTAACGCAAGTCAAGTTATTTCGGGTATACTTAATGGCATTGGGTATACAAACGGCGCAATTACGAGTAGCACGATTAATAGTACGACAATCGGGGCAACAACGCCAGCAACAGGCACATTTACGACAGCAACTGCATCTAGGTATGTAGGTATTTCAGGGGGAGTGTTTTAATGGCTCAAACAGGCTTTACACCAATTCAGATTTATTCTAGCTCATCCACAGGTAATACACCTGCGGCTGCTGACTTATTGAATAGCACTGGCGGCTCTGAATTAGCCATTAATATTTTTGATGGCAAACTGTTTTATAAAGATAGCTCTAATGCTGTACAAGTTATTGGATGGAAAATCGTGCCTGTTTCAGCAGGCGGCACAGGGGTTACCTCAGCAAGCATTACTGCGTTTAATAACATTACAGGTTATACGGCTACAGGCGCTACTGGCACAACCTCAACTAATTTAGTGTTTAGTACATCTCCTACACTTGTAACTCCGACGATTGGCGTAGCTACAGCCACTAGCATTAACAAAATGGCTATTACTGCACCTGCAACATCAAGCACGTTAACAATAGCAGATGGTAAGACGCTAACAGCTAACAGAACATTAACTTTAAATGGTACAGATGGAAAAACGCTTTCAGTTAATAACTCTATTGCATTAACAGGTACTGATAGTACTACAATGACGTTCCCTACAACGTCAGCCACGATTGCTAGAACAGACGCAGCGCAGACATTTACAGGAACACAATCTTTTGGGTTAATAAATACAACAGATAATGTTTTGGCAGGAACTACTAATGCGTCAGGCACATTAGCAAATACAAAAAATTGTGTTAGCGGTAGATTTATTACACTTGTTGGACAAACGGCATCACTACCAAATGGCGCAACAGAAGATATTACAGGATTAGTCAGTATAGCTGCATATCTTGTTGTTTGTAATGGAAATAACAATACAACAACTTTTGTCGTTTGTACTGCGTATGTAAATAGTGCTGGTGGAATTACATTAGCCACTATATCAAATGGAAACGGGTTTACTATATCAAGTCCTTCCGCAAATACGCTTAGAATTACAAGTTTAGTTACAAATCAAACGTATAAATATTCATTAACAAGAATTTCTTAATGAATAAAACATTAGTGTTAAGTAAAAAATTAGCAACTATAGATATTCAAGCTAAACAAAATAAAGCATTACAAGGGGTAACAAAATGACTACTTTAATACCAAAACATAAACAAAATGGTACAGGGGCTATTAATAGGGATATTAGTAATAAATTTAACGAAATGCCTAATGTTAGCGATTTTGATACTGAAGCTAATTTTAATACTTATGCCGATACATTAAGCACTCAAACAGACTTAGCTGTAAAAATGCCTAATACACAAACAGTTAGACTATTATCTAAAACGCTTGGGGATGTTGTTTCAGTTAAAGACTTCGGTGCTTTAGGTGATGGTACAGGAGATACTCCTGCGGATACTGGCGATGATATTACTAATGCTATATGGAATACATGGGATGGAACGCCATTTAAGACTAATCTTTCGTACTCACCTTATGGTACTACAGGGTCATTTGTGCCGCCAACAGCAAAGCCTTTTTCAAATACAGATACTTGGGATTACATAGGCATTTCACTTTGTTTATGGCGAGGTGGAGCAGGTAAAGCTGCAACGTACATCCCTGCTGGATCTTATGTAATTAATCTTAATAATGCTAGAGCGCCATTTAACGGCTTAATTATTATGAAAGGGCAAGAACAAACCATTGTTGGCGATGGCGTTTATCAAACTATTATTACTCCAAAAGAAGATTCTGCTTTTTTTAATACCAATAATCCTTTATCAGACGAATATTATAAATTAATCACTTTTTATAGACCAGGTGGCCCACCTTCAAATGTAAGAGAAATAGCCTTTATAGGCCCTGGCAACTATATACAAACTAACACAAACTTAACCCTAATAAATTGTCAAAATACCAATGGGTTTACTTTTAGAAATCTTTGGCTAAGTTCGGGCTTTAGAGGCATATCACAAAATACATCGTGTACTGACGTACACATTACAAACATCACATCAGAATATTTATTTGGCGAAACTATATATAACGACGCAAATAGTTATTTTGATTTAGATTTTTGTAATTTTTGGGCTTCCGCAGCCGTAACTGGGCAAAACGGGATTACAAGTTTAAATTTTTGCACAGTTACTAACACAAGATTTATAGGGTTTAAAGGGGTTTCTATTGCAGGTACGTCAGCATTGGTAAGCAATAATTATTTTGACTGCGGTAGTTCTACTACAGTTGTTGGCATTCTTTCGGGCTTAGTTAATAATAATTATTTTTCAGGGGCAGCCATTGGACAGTTTATATCAGTATCAGAAAATTCAAGCGTTGTAGGAAATTATTTTTATAATACTGGCGACCACGCTATTATTAATGTTGGTGATGGAACTGCAACATCAGCTACGAACATAACTATTACAGGAAATACTTTTATTAAAACAGACTTAACTGTAGCTGCATATAATCAAGCTATTACTGCTGAACAAGCTGGAGCTAGTTATACGGGTGCAGCTACTCAAAGTTGTATTATTTCAGGAAATACTTTTCAAGGCCCAGCTTTAACTGTAATAGGCACTGCATCTATAAACAATAATTCTTTTAATGGAACATATACCCCTTAAATATGAATAAACTATTCTCACTATTTATGAAGTTGTCCAGCCCTCGTATTCCAGTACCGTTGGATAAGCAAGCCCACTTTAATACAGGCGCTATTTTGGCGTTTGTAGCGTACTTTGTCATAGGCTACTGGGCCTTATTACTTGTAGCTATAGTAGCTGGCACAAAAGAGTGGTATGATTACAAGCATCCTAACCATACCTCAGATATTTATGATTGGGTAGCCACGGTTTTAGGGGCTATTGTTACACTAGGAGTTATATATGGCACTTAACCTATCCCCTTTAGGCGGCGCAGGCTGGCAATTCTTTGATAATAATGGTGTGCCTTTAGCTGGCGGTCTAATATATTCTTACGCTGCTGGTACAACTACCCCCCTTGCAACCTACACTTCTAAATCAGGTTCAACAGCTAACTCAAACCCCATCATATTAGACGCCGCTGGTAGGCCGCCAAGCGAAATATGGCTATCTGCCGACGCATATAAACTTGTGCTAAAAACATCTACAGGTGTGCAAATATGGGTTATGGATAACATCACGGGGCTACCTTCAGCAGGTAGTCAAGATGACCAAGTAGCTACAGCAAATCAAACTGTGTTCACTGTAGGGTTTACATATTCTGTTGGTAATAATACATTAAATGTGTTGGTCAATGGATCTAAACAGATTGTTACATTAAATTACGTTGAAACCAATAGCACAACTATTACGTTTGTAAGCGGTTTAAATGCAGGCGACGTTGTGGAGTTTGTACAGTAACGCATGATACCGGATGATGTATGGCAAGTTATCGTTGAACACTATAAGAAATATGATAATGTAACGTATGACGAAGAAGCAAAGAAAGCAGTAGAACACCAGGCTAAAGTTGTTAATTTTGACGGCGGTGTGTTTATTGTAGTAGAGAATGAATTTGATTTATTCGTATCTCAAGCTAGACAAGGCAAGTGGAATGTAAAGCATGAGATTACAAAAGTAATAGATTCAATAGCCAAGGATTACCCAACGGCTATAATACAAATACAAGAGGGTAACGCTAAATCTTTACGGTTAGCAAAACATTTTAAGTTTAATGAAGTTAGCCGTAATGATGGGCTTATTAGATTGGAGAAACAATTATGGGCGGTATAGTTAAAGGTATAGGTAAAGCCGTAGGGAGTCTAACTGGCGGAGATATATTATCCGCAGGCGTAGGCTTACTTGGCGGCGCAATGGGAAGCAAAGCCGCTAAGAGCGCCGCTAACACACAAGCCGCTTCAGCTGATTACGCCGCGCAACTACAGAAAGAGATGTTCGATAAGAACGTTGAACTGCAAGCGCCATTCCGCGAAGCGGGGCTATCTGCGCAAAACAAACTGTTAGACTACATGGGATTAACCCCTGGCGCTGGCGGTAAGTACACTAAAGACTTTAGCATGACGGACTTTCAACAAGACCCAGGCTATGCGTTCCGAATGTCAGAAGGACTTAAGGCATTAGATCGTACGGCAGCGTCTAGGGGCGGTATGTTGTCAGGTGCTGCATTACGCGGCGCTACACGTTACGGTCAAGACATGGCGTCACAAGAGTACACTAACGCGTTTAACCGATATCAAACCAATCGTGCCAACCAGCTAAACCCGCTACAAAGTCTAATGGGCGCAGGTCAAACTGCCGCAGGTCAAGTAGCTAACGCAGGTCAGAACTACGCTAATCAAGCCGGTGAAGCCTACATGGGTGCAGGCAACGCCCGCGCATCAGGTTACGTGGGTAGCGCTAACGCGTGGTCTAACGCATTAGGTCAAGCGGCTAATACCTACAGTCAAAATCAAATGTTAAATCGATTACTTCCGCAAACTAATACGGCAACGTATGATATGTTGCCTGCGTCGCAATCTTTTGATTATTATAATAATGCTTAAGGATAATTAAAAATGCCAATAGATCCAAGTATTGCTTTAGGCGTTAAGCCTGTCCAGTTTGAGTCACCAATTAATCAGATGGCGAAAGTATACGAGTTGCAAAATATGCAACAGTCTAGCCAAGCCAATCAATTAGCTATGCAAGAAAGACAACGTGCAATAGCTGAAGACGAAGCTGTCCGTAATTACTTTGCCCAACAAGATAGGTCTTCACCTGATTTTGTTAAAGGGCTTTACGGCGTGTCGCCTAAAATAGGACAAGCGTATGAAAAGTTTCAAGCTGAAACAAGTAAAGAAAAAACATTAGCTAAAAATGCTGAGTTAGAACAAATTACTAAAATACACGGCGTTCTTAAGACAGGCGCAACGCAAGTTTTGGCCAACCCTACGTTAGCTAACGCTATCCGTGTTACGCAAGAAGTAGGCCGTATGACAGGCTCAGACGTAGCGTCTGATATAGCAGAGCTAACAGCGTTAGGCGATAACCCTGAAGCTATCCGTCGTTGGGCGGCAGGTCATGCACTTGAAGCAGATAAACTATTGCCTAAATCAGAACGTGTTGATGTTGGCGGCGCAATAAATTACACAAACATAGACCCATTAACAGGGCTACCTACTGTTGTTGGCACTACTAAAAAGACTGCCACGCCAAGCGAATTAATGACTAACGCGCGTGAACGTGAGCGTATTAGACAAGGTGATCGTAGAGATGTAGTTTCACATCAACAAGTGGCTGAAGACGGTACCGTTACTAACTTTAATAAATTTGGTGAAATTATTAATACGGTTAAAGGCGCGGGTAAACCTAGCGCACAGTTTACTAAAACTAAAGAACAAGCAAAAAGACTTACTTCTGATCTTTCTATGGCTATTACTGAGCTTGAAAACGTCACTAAAGACGGTGGATTAATTGATCAGTCTACTGGCGGTTACATTGGTAAAGGCGTAGATATAGCTGCTCGCGCATTTAATACAGCCACCCCAGGCGATATTGCAATTGGTAAATTGCAACCAATTGCTGATTTGGCCCTTAAAATGGTTCCGCGTTTTGAAGGCCCTCAATCAGATAAAGATACAATGTCATACAAACAAGCCGCAGGGCAACTTGCAGATGCGTCAGTACCTACTGAAGTGCGTAAAAACGCAGGTAAAGAAGTTTTACGTTTAATGAAATTGCGTAAAAATCAATTCGTTACGCAAGACATGGCGCAAGAAGGCGTAACTCCAGTTAACGCGGGTATAGACACAAGTGCAATTGATGCTGAACTTGCTAAAAGAGGGGTTAAATAATGGCTCTTGATTACTCTAAATTATCAACTGAAGATTTACTTGCACTTAAGTCTGGTGATTTGAGTAAAGTGTCAACGCAAGGTCTTGTAGCAATGAAAAGTTCAGCTACGCCAGCGCCTATAAAAGAAGAGCCTGCGGCAGATTCAATACCTAAACGCACAGCTACGCAAACATACGGTTACCCTATAATAGAGGCAGGGCTATCTACTATAGGCGGTGTTCTAGGCGGCGTTCCTGGTACTATCTTTGGCCCAGCGGGTACGGCTGCGGGCGCAGCAGCAGGTGCAGGTTTAGGCTACGCTGGCGCTAAAGAGATAGAAAAGTTAATAGAAAACAATTTAGGTCAACGCGCTGCACAACCTTTAGCTAATGAAGCACTTGATGCGGCTAAAAATACATTGGTTGGCGCCATATTTGAAGTAGGTGGCCGTGCGTTAATACCGCCTGCTGCTAAAGCGGCTGGTTGGGTATGGGACGCGGCATCAGGTAGACTTGCACAAATTAAAGCAGGCAAGATTGTGCAAGAGCTTGCTGGCCCTGAATTAGAAGCGCTTAAAGCCGCTACTGCAAAAGCGCCTAAAGGTGTTACTGCTGGCCAAGCTATTGCTGGCGTAGATGCGCCGCCATTACAAACGCTTGCTACACGCGCAGGTGAAAAATTACCGTATGTATTCCGTCCTATTAATCAAGCGCAAGAGGCTCAAACATTAAATCAATTACAACGGTTAGCTAAAGGCACATCTCAAACTGGATCTAAAGTAGCGCAAACCGAAGCTAAAAATGCACTTAACGCTCAACTAATACCTACGCTATCAACCGAACTTAATGCCGCAAACATAGCGGGTCAACAGTTGCCTAGACTTCAAGGTGAAGCAGATAGACTAGCTCAAGCAGCCGCAAGTAAAGTTGAAGACGTACGCCGCATGACTGGCGCAGGCGAACGCGCTAAAAAGCTATCTAAGACTTGGATTAGTAGTGCAGGCGGTGCTGAAGGCTTGGTACGCAGACCAATACAATATACTTACCCTGGTCAATTAGCTAAGGCGGCAGATGAAGTCGCCGCTAAAGCCGCCGACGCATCATTGAACTTTGGTGAAGCCGCACGGTTTGCCCAAGCTGGTGCAGACAGCCTTGCTGCACATGGCCTTAAACCGCTTAAGTCTGACGCAATTATTGCTAGTATTGCTGGTAAAGCAAAAGACCCTGCCTATGCGGGTAACGATATTATTGAAGGCGCATTAAAAAATGTGACCGATGACATTGCTAAATGGACTGCTAATGGCGGTGTGATTGATGCGTGGGCATTAGATAGTATTCGTAAAAACTCAGTTAACGCGGCGGTGCAACGCTTGCGCCCAAGCATGGATCAGACAGCACAAAAGAACGCTGCGGCTGAAGTCATTACTAAAATTAAACCTATCCTTGTTGACGCAATTGAAAACGCTGGCGGTACAGGCTACGGTAAGTATTTGTCCGACTACACTGCTGGTCGTCAAGCTATATCTCAAACTAAACTCGGCGCTAAAGCGTTGCAGTTGTATAAAGACTCACCGGATAAATTTATAGCTTTAGTTGAAGGCAATTCACCTGAAGTCGTAGAAAAGGTATTTGGTAAAGGCAACTACAATATTGCTAAAGAACTAAGCAATGAAGCTATGCAAACACTTAAGTCAGTGTCCGGTAAAGTTTCACAAGCTAAAACGATGGCTGAACAATCTAAAGCTGGCGCTGCCATGTACGAAGACGTTATTAGATCTCAGACTAAAAAAACGCCTAGAATTAATTTATTGCGTCGTGATGTTACTTTGGCCAATGAAACCGTAGACGTTTTAGAATCTAGATTAAACAAAAAAGTTATGGCTACATTGTTAAACGGTATGAAGTCAGGTCAGTCATTAAACGAAATGCTTACCTCTGTACCAGCAGCGCAACGTAACTTTGTACTTCAAGCATTTCAAAAAGACCCTAACGTACAACGTGGGGTTTCAACTAGCGTCAACGCATTAGCCCAATAAGGATTTAGTATGGACGATCAAACAACGCGCCTCAACCGTATAGAAGAAAAGCTGGACAAAGTGTCCGAAGCGATTGTTTCATTGGCCCGCATGGAAGAACGAATGATTACGTTGTTCAAACGCATGGACAGCTACGACGACCATCACCGCGCCTTAGAGGGCCGCGTGACTAAGGTTGAAGTGTCTCATGCGTCAGGCGCATGGGTTGAGCGCGTGGTGTGGGTCATAGTTTGCGGTATCATCATGGGGACTTTATACCTTGGTAAATAGCCGCAGTTTGACCGATTTACACCCTAAAGTCGCTGCAATGTGCAAGGCTTTTATTGAAGAATGTGATAAGAAAGGTATTGACGTACTGATAACATCCACGTATCGTGATGCAGACAGTCAAACAGCCCTTTATAATCAAGGCCGTACAAAGCCTGGCAACATAGTAACTAATGCCAAGGCGGGGCAGTCTTTTCATAATTGGAAAGTCGCATTTGACTTCTGCCCTATTGTTAACGGCAAATGCCAATGGAACGATAAGGCACTGTTTGCAACCTGCGGTAATATCGCAGAAAGCGTAGGACTTGAATGGGCAGGCCGATGGGCTGGCAAGTTCAAAGAATCGGCGCATTGCCAATTTAGCGGCGGTCTGTCACTACTCGATTTTCAAAAGGGGAAAACATTATGAAAGCATATCTAATTGAACGACTTAAAGAAGCATCTACATGGCGCGGTATCGTAGCGCTACTAACCGCCATTGGCGTAACGCTATCTCCAGCGCAAGGCGAGGCGATTGTAGCCTTAGGTCTAGCCGCCATCGGTACGTTAGGTGTATTCACAGCGGACAAAAAGTAATGACCGCTATTCTTGCTATCATAGACCGCTTACTACTTTTAGTAGTTAAGTGGGCTGTGGCAAGAGAACAGGCGAAAGCCCAAAGGTTGCGCGATGCACTCGAAGAAAACCCTGCTGATTGGTACGCTGCTCATTTTGACAGCGTGTCAAACCCAGCAAACACTCCAGCCGACAAAACCACACCTGACGATACAAAAGCAAGCTGACGGTGGCATTTGCTTAGATAAGGACAACGCCGCTAAGTTGGGCGTTTACATCCTTGAACTGGAACGCAAATGATTAGCGAAGATTTAAAGCAGTTTGGCACGGATAGGCAAATTGAATTTATTGATGCTGTAAACAAATACGGTTCATTAAGAAAAGCCGCCGAAAGATTACAGATTACGGCAGGCACCATTCAAAACGGTCTTGACCGTGTAAAACGCAAAGCCGCCATTCGCGGTTACGCTCCCCAAAATGATATGGTTCACATAGTACCCGACCCCTTTGTGGTGCGCGGTACGTCAACGCTTTATAAAGATGGCGTAGCTAAAATACAATGGGTTAAGACACGCATTGAGGACACTAAGCTACAGGAAATAATGCGTCAGTCGATTGACGCCATGAAAGAAGACATCCCTCGGCTGACTGCACTACCAGCGCCACCGCTGTCTAATGACAACCTATTAAACTGCTACGTTATAACCGATTACCACTTGGGCATGCTATCGTGGGACGAGGAGACTGGTGAGAACTGGGACGTGGCCATTGCTGAACAGCTAGTCGTCAAGTGGATGGAGCAGGCCATCGCTCAGTCACCTAACGCAGACACGGCTGTGTTCGCACAACTATCGGACTTCTTACACTTCGACGGTATGGACGCTGTAACGCCTGCGTCTAAACATCTGCTCGACGTGGACACGCGCTTTGCTAAGTTAGTCCGGTCTGCGATACGTGTATTACGCACGATAATAGACATGCTGTTAGCCAAGCACCAAAAGCTACACATTATTATGGCTGACGCTAACCACGATCCGGTCAGTCAGATATGGCTGCGCGAGTGGTTCAGTGTGCTATACGAGAACGAGCCACGCGTTACCGTGGACAAGTCGCCTAACCCGTACAATGCGTATGAGTTTGGTATCGTAGCGCTGTTCTTTCACCACGGCCACAAGCGTAAGGTCGCAAACGTATCAGAAGTATTTGCTGGCCAGTTCAGGGAAATGTTCGGCAGGACTAAGTATGCCTACGCTCACATGGGCCATTACCATTCTATCGATATTAAAGAAAACAACTTGATGATAGTTGAACAGCATCGTACACTAGCACCAGGTGATGCGTATTCTGCCAGGGGCGGTTGGCTATCAGGCCGAGATGCTAAGGTAATAAGTTATGATCGCCGCTACGGTGAAGTCAGCCGGTTAACAATTAACTCTGATATGTTGAGGTAGGTATGGCTAAACGTACACCGGAAGAAATCTGTTACGACTTGTTAGGTCAGTCTATCGATGAAATTGAAGTGGACTACGACAACGAAATCATTGTCATCACCACTAGCATGGGTAGAATTGAATTTACTGGTGATGATTTAGCAATGTACGTCGAAACCGACAAATTTGACGGGTAAAGCTAAAAAACGACCTCACCAATCGCTGTATAACAGACGATTGATAAGGTGGTAATGCACTGATAGCCACGCATGTACAAAAACCTGTCAAAAACGCAGGAAAGTAGCAAATCACGTATTCAAGTATGTTCAATTCGTAATTCATGTATTTCTATCTCTATTTTTTTGTCGGACGGCAATTTTACCATAGCCGTGGTCGGAAAATGACCGCGAGATAGAATTTCAACTATACATTCGCCTTTGTTCCACCATAACCATTTTGGTAATGTCATTTTTTCAGTCATGTTAATCTCCGTATTTTAATTGTAAAAGCAGTTCGCAATAATGAATGGCTTTTTTAATGTCTTCGGCACCGTTCTTATTTTGATGACGGCAAATATATTTTATGACGTTGCCTTCAAGAAAACCAATTTCGTTAAAGACTATAAACTCTGCTGGTTGAATAGTCATCTCAGCGTAATGCGACCCGCCCACTTGATTGTCTAAGGCATTAGTAAGTCGCATATTTTCTGCTTCAGCAACTTCTTCAAGCCAGTCTTCATCTTTTAACATCTCTGTCATTCCATCACTCATTGTTAGCTACCTCCAATACTAAGTCTTCGACGCGGATCAGCGTGTCGTCTGATAACAAATTTGATATGTCTTGCGTAGAGTCCGGCAGTTCTATTGACAGGATTTCTACATCAACGTCGTCAGGGCTGTCGCCAGTGCCAAACCCATCTGAGTAACGCGTAATGTCTGCGTACACGTCTAGCTCGATGCCGTATAGATTGATTGTGTATATCATTTTGTCACCCACATCCAAACCCTAGTCCAAAAGCCGACTGGCTCAAATTCCTCAATCGGTAGCCAAGGTGTTGCGTCTACGTTAGTAAACTTGTAATTTTGCCTATCCCAAACTTCACGATAGTTGTTCATGGTCGTACTGCCTCCTTAATTATTTCCACACGCTCACGCGCAGCGCGTAAGATGGTGTAGCGTTGATGTAATCGTTGTAACATTGAAATACGGCGCTCGGTCTGTCGCTCATGGTTTAGCAACTCCAGCACTTCTTCCTCTGTCTTGTCGTTAATGATAGCGTTCAGTGAACGCCAGTTTAGTCTTTCCATCCTACTCTCCTTGGTAATGTAGGCCGTCGTTACCGTTGGCCGAAATAACATCAATTCTTTGTTCGTCCCAGTGAAGGGGGCACCCCGTAAATGCACACTCTTTTGTTGAGGCTAACCCTTTACCGCAAATGTTGCAGATAGGGTCTTTCTTTCTAAAGATTAAATCAAAGTTATCCTCAAACTCTTTACTGTTTACACGGCTCTGTATCAAGTCGCCTGTGATGTCGTTATGTGCCGCCATCTTGTTCTCCTTAATTAATTGCAAAAAAGTGATATATCAAACAGTCTTACCAATGTAAGTAGCCTTACTGTCTTTAAATTGCAAAGTCACAGCACACTCCTGGCCTTTGTTTCTATTGATTAGTTTGATTAGCCCAAATCCAATGGAAAACAAACACAGAATCAGCAATACCGATATCACAACCATTGCACGATCTACATTTCTTTCAGGTTGGCAGTCACACTTGCGGCCTTGATTACAATCTTGATTACATGGCATCACTTTTCTCCCCTATTTCAACTATAGTAAACTTCTTTTTAGAATACCTTTCGGCAGCCTTACGAGACATAAACACAGGCAATACCCCAATCATGCCACTGGCAAACTTTAACTCTACCGGTGTAGGGGCGCCAAGCATTTTAAGGTTAGCTTCACTTTGTACAGCCATTACTATGAACATTTCATCTCCTCCTTTAATTGCCTGCGTCTTTGCCCTGTTGATCGGCTATTACGCGCAGCCGTCATCCATAACTCGTCTTCATGCAGTATAAAAACAACATCATGTACTAGCCCGCAATCACAACAAAATAACCTGTATTTTTCTCCAAGGGGTATTTTAAAAGGCTCAAAGTCGTGTCGTTGTGAAATCTTACTTTTCATTTCAACTCCTCCATTGCAACATCGGAAATAGCCCGCTTGTCATGCAAGGCCGCCCAAATACGTTCGTCTACTGTCTTGTTAGCCAACAGTATGTAGCACCACACATCATGCGCTTGGCCACTGCGATGCAGACGGCCTATGGTTTGTTCATACAGCTCTAAGCTCCACGGCAGTGAGAAGAACACTATCTTACATCCGCCGTGTTGTAAGTTCAGACCGTGACCCGCTGACTTAGGGTGTATCAGTAACAGCTCAATCTCACCGTTATTCCAACGCTTGATGGCGTCAGGCTCGTCTATTGTCACGGCTTTAGGGAAGCGCTGTCTTAGCTTTTTAAGTTCCGCCTGAAAGTTGTACACCACGATAGTGTTGTCGTGTTGGTTCTCGTCCAGTAAGTCTTCTAGCATGTCGAACTTATGAAAGCTCAACCATTTAGTCTCGCTGCTGTCTTCGGTGTCGTAGATAAAACCTGACGCCAACTGCTGTAGCTTGGACGTCAGCACGGCAGCGTTAACGGCGGTCAATGTTTTGCCGTCTAGCTCCATGACAAACGTCTTCTTAAAGTGTTCGTACTCTTGTCGGTTAGGCAACTCGCACCGCACTTCTACCGTGTGACATGGCGGTAACTTGTCGCTGTATTCGCCAGCCTCTAACACATACGTGGCAGGCTTAATAATCTGCATCACGGTCTTAAGCGCGTCAGGGCGAGGCTTCCAGTCATTAAAGTCTTTGTTCAGTAGCACAAAGTGTTGCTGTAAGAACGCGCCTTTGCTACGGCCTAACAAGGTTTGGTCTACTATCTTGCACTGGCCAAATACATCCTCTAAGCCGTTGCTGGTAAACGATCCGGTCAAGCCCCAGCGTATTGTTATCTTGTCCATCAGCTTGGCGATAGCCTTAAAACGTTTGCCTGTAGGATTTTTTAGCCTAGTCAGCTCGTCAAACACCACGGCATCAAAGCCCTTCAATGTCTCCAGCGATTGCAGGCTGTCGTAGTTCGTCACCACTACATTGGCGTCGGTCTTGAACGCATCTTGGCGCTGCTTCTGTGTGCCTACTGCCACTACAAGTGACAGGCGTGGCGCCCACTTAGGTTGCTCGACGGGCCACACGTCAGTGCAGACACGCTTAGGCGCAACCACTAGGAAGCGCTTAACAAGCCCTGCCTCGATAGCGTCCTGCATCGCAGTGAGCGTGATGGCCGTCTTACCTGCGCCCACAGGCGCAAGTATCATGGCACGGTCATGCTCGTATATAAAGTCAGCCGCGACTTCTTGGTAGGGACGTAGCTTTAGCCCAGTCATCAATGTCTTCCTTATTCCATAAACATGCGTACTTCTGATTAAGGCGTGTAACCTCTATTGCAAATACTTTTTGCAGTTCGGACAACTTACCGCCATCTGTTTTTATTTCCACAAACCATGTGTCACCATTAGGTAAACACGCTACTCGATCCGCTACGCCCCGATGTGCTGGGCTTGTAAACTTGTAGCTTTTACCGCCTAACTGCTCTACTACCTTCTTAAAGTAGGCTTCAACTTGTTTTTCTAACATGCTTATCTCCCGTTGATGATTTAAATAATAACACAATAAAAAATATATTGACAACATTTATTTTTAAATGCTAAAATGCAATCTCAATAGGTAATCTAAAGGACAGTAAATGAAACATTCATCCGTAGTCGGCGGCTCAACCGCCAAACGTGTTATCTCATGCCCTGGCTCTGTGGCGCTATGCGACAAGATGCCACCACGCCCTTCCAGTAAATACGCCGATGTAGGCACGTTGCTACATAATGTGATTGCAGACGTATTAGACAAAGGCTTTGCCCCTGAGCATTACCTTGGCACCACATACGAATCCCAAGTGCTAACGCAAGAACTAATAGACGACAAGATTAAGCCTGCCTTGGCTGCGCTTGATGCAATCGACCCTGACAAACAAATGGAGTATGCAGTCGAGACACGCGTAGGCTTTGGTGACTTCCTGCCTGACGTGTTCGGATCGACTGACTTCCTTGGCCGCATCGGTGACACTGCCTATGTAGTAGACTGGAAGTTCGGCGATGGCGTAGCCGTTGAGGTAGAAGAAAACCCACAGCTTATGTTCTACGCGGCAGCGGCCATGCGAACTAAAGAGGTAGCGTGGGTGTTTGAAGGCGTCACTAATATAGAGATGGTTATTGTTCAACCGCCTGCCGTTAAACGCTGGACGACAAACCCTGAACGCATTAAGAAGTTTGAGCAGGACTTAGCGTCTGCGGTGCGCCTAGCTGAGTCACCTAACGCTAAGTTAAACGTGGGTGAACATTGCCGTTGGTGTGCGGCCAAACCTATCTGCCCACAGATGACGGGCGCTGTTGACCGTGCGCTGCACACAAAACTCGACGCGTTGCCTGTCGAACAAATCGGTGTATACTTACACAATGCTGACATATTAGAGCAGTGGATTACCGATCTACGTGCGCTGGCATTTCAACTACTGGAGACAGGCAAACCTGTGCCAGGCTTTAAACTAGTCGCTAAACGCGCTACAAGACAATGGGTTAATGAGGATGACGCTAAGGCTGCACTCCTCAAAGACCTGAAAGAATCTGAGATAGTGGAGACAGCTTTAATCTCTCCGGCCAAGGCTGAGAAGGTGCTTAAAAAACACGGCCTCACGCTACCGGAGGGTACAGTCGTCGCCATTAGTTCAGGTAGTACGCTGGCAAACGAGGATGACCCTCGCCCAGCTTTGTTGCAAATTGGACAGCAATTGACCGCTGCCCTTAGTAAAATAATCTAAAGGAAATTAAAATGACTAATCTAGTAAACTTCAATCAAGCAAATCTACCAACCGTAGCATCATTAAGCACTGCACTTCGCGCTTTAGAGCAAGACGTGTCACCTGCTGGCGTTGCAATCCTTAAAATGGATAAGACTGGCCACTGGGTATACGGTGCTGATCAAACTGAAATCGAAGACGACTCTACTTGGGCTGTTAACCCTTTCTCATTCGTTCACGGCTTTATTGCCTGGGGCGACGGTGAAGTGTTAGGCGAGAAAATGGTATCTGTATCACAACCATTACCTGAGCTAGAAGGCGCACCTCAAGCCGCTAAACGCGGATGGGAAACGCAAGTCGGCCTTTCATTGAAGTGCCTAACAGGTGAAGACAAAGGCTTAGAGGCCCGCTTCTCTACAACGTCTGTTGGTGGTAAACGTGCAGTGCAAGCACTGGCCGTAGCCATCGCAAACCAAGTAGAGAAAGACCAAGCTAATCCAGTGCCTGTCATTCTACTTAAAAAAGAACACTATCAACATAAGAGCTATGGCCGTATCTTTACGCCAGTGTTTGACATCGTTGAGTGGACTGGCATGGATGCTAAAGAGGCTACGAACGAAGCCGAAGAAGCTACACCTGCTGTAGAAGAAACATCACGTCGTCGTCGCAGTGTATAGGAGATTAAAATGAACTTTAACTTTACCGTAGAAGAAATGAATGGCATCTTAGCTATCTTAGCTAAACAACCGTTTGAGCAAGTAAC